GCTGAATTCTCCTGTTAAAAACATTGAAAGCAAATTGGAAGCAACTTTGGAACGTCGTGGCCGTAAGTTGCTAAACATTTGAATACCCCCTATCATTTGTAAACTACAAGGCCATCGCAAGCTGTTGTGTTTTACACCCCTCATTCATGTTTAAATATTTTAATATTCTTTTCTTTAATAATTCAGATCTATATGTATATGTAGAGTACCATTCAAAAAAATCTTTGTCAGACTTATCTACATTACAATCAAAACAAGCCGGAACAATATTATTAATAGTGTATTCTCCGCCTTTGGATATTGGCTTGAAGTGATCTTGATGTAATGGCAGATCGTGCTCTCTACCACAATACGCACATTTATTATTAAAGTATATTAAAGCTTGCTTCCATTGTCTTTTAGTTAATGAATGTTCAAGTAGTTTCTTTTTTGCTTTTCGCTTATGATTATATATCTTTTTACTTAATCTATCTTTTTTCTTTAATTTATTTCTACATTCATCCGAACAATACTTTCTTCTCTTTTCCCCAAAACCATTTACAAACTCTTTTCCGCATTTAACACAAACACCTTTTACAGTTTTACACATGTAATCCTTAGACCTTTTATAAGATCTAAGATATCTACAACTATCGCTACAATACATTGACTGTTTGTCGCCTTTGTATTCTTTTCCGCAATGAGAACACGTTTTTAAAACTTTTCTCAATTCATGAGCAGTGGCCTTACATTCATCTGAACAAAATTTTTTATGTGCATAAACACCTAAATCTTTACCACATACAGCACACTTCCAAGAGACTGCTTTCTTGTATTCAAAATTACAAGACCTTGAACAAAACGTAGTTCTATCAGCTTGCGCATGAAATTCTTTTCCGCAATTCTTGCACGTGTATACTTTGCTTTTGTTTTTATTATTTACGGTCATAGTATTAATATATGCAAAGATTTTATTAAAGTCAACATATATTGTTCTATGTAAACAAACAGATACAGAACCCCCAAACCCCCTTTGCACAAAGCAAGGCTTGAGTTATCATGCAGGTTTTACATTGAGCTGTGATCTTATCTGTTGCTCCCAATGTGGTTTTCGGCCGCCTGATCGCTGTTGTGTCGTATTGCTACCTGTTACTCAGTAGCCCACAATATCGCCGGATTTATCCCGGGCAGTCAGCGAAACCCCTCGACTATAGTATAATATTTGGATTGTAGAAATGAATTTATTTAATAAGAGAAGGAAGCCGGAGGAGATCCGGCTGAGGATTAATCAATGCCAACAAAAGCTATTCGAATAAACCAACTTGTATATCGATCAAGGGTATGAGTCGCCCCGCTGTTATTCGTTACAGATACCATTACAAGTAAATCATCTTCTGCTGTTTCATTGTTCACTATGCCACAATCAATATCCATCTCTATCTGATCTCTATAGTTCGTAGTAGTGTAATTGTACTCAACATTTGATGGAGCACCACCAATCATATTAATCTTAAGCCTTAAATCACTATGAGTAATCCAGTAATTTAGCATACGCAAATGAACTTTAGACCTTGGTGGTATTTTGCAGTAAAACTGCTGTACGACCCTTGATTCACCATCTGGAATGCTCATATCTGAGCCCACATTACCAGATATATTTATCGGGCATAAATAATCAACATTGCCTTCCCATCTGTTTACATCTGTTGTCTTTGGTGAATCTGCTACTGTCCAATCTGTTTTGGGCTCTTGCCATACTGCCATAGAATCCTCCTGAGTTTTAGCTTCGTTGTTATTTTTGCCAGATGCATCATATTCTACCCCTGATGGGTTTCTGCACCCAGCCAATATAATAATTACCAAGAAGGTAACAGCAGTATAAAAAGAAAACTTATTCATGGTTTCTCCTTTTTTATTAAAAGGTACATGAACAATGTAAAAAAATCCAGTTACATTTTAGTTACACAATTAATTTCGATGACGTTTCAGCTCCTCATCAATTAATATTTTCAAGACATGATCCGTATCATCTGAGACTATTATATCCACTATAGTCAGGATGGGTGCGGCTTTTTCGGCTGCACCCTAATTCGCTTTTCCCCTGCCTTTTCTTGTGTACTACTCTCTGGTGTGCGTGATGGCTGGGTGTATTTATTTTCGGCCTGTTGCCTATCTACAGCAGACCTCAAATCTCTAATCTCGTTCAATATATTTTTAGGCATTGGATAATCTTTTGCATCTGGATCTAAAAACCAAAGCTTTTCAGTATCGGACATGTTGCATAACTTAAACAGCCTTATTGCTGTTTTGAGCGGTAGATCTGCTTTACCCTTTTCGATATTATAGTAGCGGTCCTTCCCTATGCAATCCCTTATTTTTGAATCACTTAAATTATGCATAGCTTGCAGAATTTTAATTTTTTGGAATAATGACAGCAATGGCTACCTCATTTATTTTCTTATTTTTAGAATATTTTCTTGTTTTGAGAAAAACCGTGATGTATATTGAAAATGTAACTAAAACGTATGTTGATTTTATTAGTTACAGAATTTACGGCTTATCTGCCTAGGTCGCCAAACTAAAACAGATAAGCATAACAATAACAACGCCTTAGAGCTATGCGGTTGCTATATGCACTTACAAATATAGTAATCGTTTTGGCTCTATGCAACACTTTTTTAGAGGAGCTAAAACAATGCCTAAAAAGCCCACAAAAATTCCGCATGGCAGATGGCAGCGCGAAATTGCTGTAATGCCAACAAAAAGCAAAAAAAAGTTTCCGCCGGAAGAGGTTCGCCGGACAATGTTAGCCTTTTATAGGGCTGCAAAATCCATGGACCGACACCCGAGCATGTCAACGCAAGCAGACGGATCTGTCATTATCACACTTGACACAAAGCGGGGTGCCAAATAATGAACCAGCTTCAAACCTTCAATTTCGACACCAAAAAAGTTAGAATTCTTTTTGACAATGGCGAACATTGGTGGTGTGCTTCTGATGTTTGTAGCATTTTATGCTACAAAAATGGTCCTAAAGCAATTAGTGACCACTGCAAAACAAAGGGCATAACAAAACGTTATACCCTTACAAATGGCGGAAATCAATTGCTCACTTATATCGATGAGCCCAATCTTTACCGCTTAATAATGCATTCGAAAAATAAAGAAGCAGAAAAGTTTCAAGATTGGGTATCATCTGAGGTCCTACCACAAATTAGGAAAACAGGCTCATATAGTCTGCAAATTCCAAAAACTTTACCCGAAGCACTCAGGGCCTACGCTGCTGAACTTGAGCAGAAAGAACAACTCCAGAAGCAGATTGAACAGCAGGCACCAAAAGTCGCTCTTGCAGATGCTTGCCTTACCGCAAAGAATAGTCAAACGATTACCCAAACTGCCAAGGTGCTTGGAATTGGCCGGAACCACCTCTGTGAATTCCTCAGAGCTGATGGCGTCTTTTACATCCACGCATTAAGCGCATAATGAAGGGGCTAAAGAAATGTGTGAAATAGCCGGATTACTCTTCTCAATTGTCGGCCCACTGGCACTTGTAGTGATCCTGTGGAGTATGTTTGCAATCAACAAAAGAAAACCTCCGAAAAGGAGAAACAATGAAGATCAAGAACTTTTTATTTGAGCAAAGACTATGACAACTGGCGCTAAACTCTTTTTATTAGGACTGTTTTTACTACCAGCCCTTTTAATCGGTTCAACAATTGACATTAAACCTGTAAGAAAGCCAGAAAGGCAGAAAAAACAACAGGTTAATGTTAAAGAATTTTACCGGTTTGTTAAAGCTAACAAAGAATGGTTCCCGTTTAGCTATGGGTTGTTGAAATTTTACTTTGAATAAGGAGATCAAAATGATTATTTGTACAATCGCAATCGTGTTACTATACTTTTTGTTCTGGTCAATCATAAGAGCCGGAAAGGATAAGGTGACAGCTAAACTGATTGAGAGTAATATTGAACACCCAACATATTTTATCTATGCGCTTAGGGGTGGAATGAATTGGGATAGATATTTGTCAACGTTTACAATTCCTGACAAAATACAATTAATACGTCAATATGTGATTGAAAACGGGATTGTCGGAAGTCCTTTAAATGTAACGTCTAATCGCTGTTTTCTGTTTTCTGATGGTGAAACTTTGAAATTTTCAGATCAGGGCTGGATTGAATTTCAGAAAGCCTTAACATCTGAAAGTAAATACAGTAAACTCAGGAGGGACTTGTGAAAATAATCCGAGAATTAAGTTGGACAATATTTTCAGTGGCGGCTGCAAGTATAGCAGCTTACCATGCGGCAAACTTATTATATCCATTAATTGGGCGGTGAAGATGCAAAAACGAAAACATACTGATGCCTGGAAAATTCATGCGAGCGAAGTAGCGCGCGAATGGTATCACAAAAATAAAGAACGACTCAAGCAAGAAAGAGCTAAGGGGAAAAAGGAGGGGGATGATGAAAGAATTATTAGTACCGCACGAAGCTTGCTTAAGGTTTGCGGATTCAGAAATCCTGAACAAGTCAAGGATGCAATAGAATGTGTGATGGATCGAGAAAGACTTGAAAGACAAAAGCTAAAACTGAAAAAGATAAGGAGGATGATATGGGGTAGGTGATTTACTTCTCAGTCTGTGGGCTGTGTTTGGTTGTCGGGTGTTTGTGCATCTGGATGGCAGGATAGGAGGTTGTGTACATGAAAAAGAGATTTACCGACACAGAAATATGGGATGATCCTTGGTTTCAGTCGTTAGATCCTGTCTACAAGTGTCTTTGGAAGTATCTTTGTGACAAATGCGATAACTCTGGAGTCTGGAAGGTGAATAAACCACTTGCTGAGTTTCAAATAAAAAGTGCTATAAATTGGGATTCTTTACATGATCTTTTTGGTGATAGGTTTGTGATGATTACAGAGTCAAAATTGTTTGTTGTGGCATTTATCGAGTTTCAATACGGAGAACTCAAAGAGTCATCAAGACCACACCAACAGGTTTTAAGACTACTGCAATCTCACGGCTTAAGATACCCTATCGATACCCTATCTATACCCTATCCAAAGGGTATACATACCCTTCTAGATAAGGATAAAGATAAAGATAAGGATAAAGACAAAGACAAAGACAAAGACAAAGATAAAGACAAAGATAAGGATACTGTTGAGTGCCAAATTATTAAATCACCTCTTGAGATGGCTTTTGATAGGTTTCGAGAAATGAGGAAAAAGATCAGAAAGCCAATGACGGAAAGAGCTGAGGAATTAATCTGGAAAGAACTTAGTAAGCTTGCCGGAGAAGATAGTGATTTAAAAATTGAGATTTTAGAGCAATCAATCAGAAATGATTGGCAGGATGTTTATGCAATTAAAAATAAATCTCAAAGACAATTTGGTAAGCAACAGTACTCAAGGCAGGATGCTATTGATACCTTTGATTTTTTAAGAGGTGACAAATGAACAAACAAACATTTGCAGTACAGATGCTTTATTTGTATGAATACCTTGAAATAGCACCAAACAAAGAAAGGAATCAAAAGTATTGGGATCTCTTGAACCATCTTTCAGATGAGGATTTTTCTAATGCAGTTAAAAATGTTGTAAAAGAGTTTATTCCAACTGCAACAGTACCGTTTCCGTTGGTTGCTCATTTTCTGAAATACTGCGGTTTAGGTGGTAAAGAACAGGCCTCACACGCAATATCACTGCTCAGAGCTACAAGACAGCGCATTGGTGCTTACAACAGTGTTTCTTTTGGTGATCCGGCATTGCACTTTGTTGTTCAGTCTTTTGGTGGATGGCCAGTGATGTGCAGGATGAGCGACAAAGAATGGGATATTAACGAAGGCAGAATGGTTGAGGCTTATAAATCAGCTCAATTTTCCAATGTTGACGCACCAGACCACTTATCCGGAATATCTGAAAGTGATGAAGGCCATTTCACGCTTGCGCTTATTCCGCCAACCGGATACCAAAACAGGAAAGAGATTCGGTGCAAGGGAAGTGTTCCCGCTGAACTTGGTTTTAAACCGTGTAATTCAACCAAAGCCATAGCAGGAATAAGCGATATCATAGCTGGTGTTATCCAGTAGTGGTGCCAGTGTATTAAAATCAAAAATAGACACATTAACGGAGGTTTTAAAGCATGAATGATTTAATTGAGGAATTTGTTCAAGAGCTAAGGCAGGCTTCAGGTAAAAATACCGTTGAAATAAGGCTGCATGTTACAAGTGAAGGCTACGAAGTTAACGAAGTTGCAAAGTCACCCGAAGCGCTAAAGGATTCGGCAATCACCATGAGAAATATCCGTGGCGAGATGATTACATACTAAAACTGCGAAAGGAAGGGAAGTTATAATGTTTTCTTTTGATATTGAAACTATACCTAACGAGGCGATGATTGATCATTTGCCAGAACCAGAAGTAAAAACTGGCAATCTCAAAGATATTGAAAAAATCAAGGCTAAAGCTGCCGAGGCAAAACAAAAGCAAATTGACGATATGGCATTAAGCCCATTTTACGGCCGGATCTGTTCAATTGCTACATGGGGTGAATATCAGGGTTACGATGTTATTGACGAAATTTCTGATGCTGCAGAAATTGAGCTGATAACAAAAACACTTGAAAAAATGAGCTTTGGCGCAACTCAGAGCCCATCTGTAGTTACTTGGAATGGATTAGATTTTGACTTTCCGTTTCTCTACAAACGTGCTGCTCTTTTGAAAATTGCGATGCCTGCCGGATGCCCTGGACTTAGCTACTGGACAAAAAGATATTCAACGGTTCCCCACTGTGATTTAATGGCTGTTTTAACAGGCTGGAATGGTCGATTGAAGCTTGATGAGGCAGCAGCAAATTTTCTTGGTGAAAAGAAACTTAGCCATGACTTTTCAAGGTTTATTGAGCTTATCAAAGGTGGTAAAGGCCACGAAATAGGTATTTACAACCTTAAAGATGCCGAGTTGACCTTTAACTTATTCACTGAACTTTCACCGTACCTTTTTTGATCGGAGTAAACAATGGCAACTAACGAAACAGGAGTAACACTTTTGAGTGTATTTGGTGGTGACAAAACAAAATTACAGCAGTACAAAAATACTGTTCAGAAAGTTTTGTCAGATGATCAGAATTTTGAACGCTACTGGATGATGTACGCAAAAATTGCACAGGAACAGCTTTGTAGTCCATATATAAAAGACAAACAGTCTGTTATTCAGTGCTTGTTTAATGCGCCAAAGTTAAAGCTTAATCCAGATCCGGTTTTTGGTGAGATTTACTTTATACCTTATGCTGGTAAACTTACTTATCAAGTCGGATATAAGGGTATGATCAAGCTCGCTCAAAACACTGGCAAGGTCAAAAATGTTCGTGCTGGCATTGTTTACGAAAAAGACAAGTGGGAGTTCTGGGAAGACGAGAACGGGCAGCACTTTAAATTTCAACCATCTCTACAGCTTTCAGATCGTGGTAAAGAGATTTTTGTATACTCAATTTTTACCGATGAAACTGGAAAGCCCAATGTTCACATTATGGAAAGCTCTCATGTGGACAAGATTAAGGCTATGGTAAAGGCTCGGATGAAAGATAAACAGACACCTTGGGATAATGAATTGTTTGAACCTGAAATGAGGAAAAAAACTTGCATAAGAAGGCATTGGAAATATGAGCCAAAATCTGCTGAAGTTGCACATGTGATTGATTATGAAGAAAAAATTGAACGTGGCGAAAGATTTAAGGATTTACATCCTGAGCTTGAAGAAATAATCATTCCTGCATCTGACAATATCCCAGAAGGTGAAACCATTAACGACTTGATACCAGAGTTAATGACCGCAGAAGAAAAAGCAAGATTTAACAAATAAACTGAAAGGTAATTATAAAATGAAGGTACAGAAAATCAATATCGAAAACTACAAAAACATTGGAATCCTTGAGATTCAATGCGATGGCAAAAATTTCACCCTGAGAGGTAAAAATGGAGCTGGCAAAACTGCCGTTATAGAGGCTGTATTCAAGCTTCTCAGAGGCAAGGGAGCTGTTATATCCGATGCAGTGATGCACGGCCAGGAAGAGGCAAAAATCACTGTAGATATTGGTAATGAAAAGGTTGATCTGTCAGTGCAGGTTAAGATCAAAAAAGACGGTGACTACAGCATGAAAATGGCAACTGCAATGCCTAACGGTAAGCTCTCAAAATATACTGCCGGAGTAGTTGAGTTTGTAAAAGGGTTGTTTCATGAGCATAGCATTGATCCGTTAAAGTTCCGCAGTTTATCTGGCAGGGAGCAGGTCGCTACCTTGTTTAAACTCATGCCTGAGCTTGAAACAGAGTTTAAGCGAATTGATCAAGAAAAGCAATCAATACAACTGGCTCGATCTGTTTTAAAAGAAGAAGGTGAACGAGTGAAGTATGAACTCGAGGGTCTGGCTTTTACTGCAGGCTTGCCAGAAACCGAAGTCAATCCTGCTGAGTTGATGGAAGAGCTGAATAAGGCGAAAGAGCACAACGGGCAACTTGAAGAGCTTAAAGAAAAATTGGATCAAACTATAAGTTCTATCTCTGTTTACTCAGATAGAATAAGTTCTTGTCAGTCCAGAATTGACCGCATGAAAGCTCAGATTAGGCAGATTGAGGAGAGCATTGCAGAAGAGCAAAAAGAGATGGAACGGTACGAAAAAGAAAAAATTAGATCTGAAGAAACTAAAATCAATCTTGAAAAAGAAATCTCAGATTTTCAGGAAATCCCGGTGGCTCCCATCCAAGAAAAGATCAACAATCTTCAGGCGACAAATCAGAAGATTCGGGATAATCAGCGCCACAAAGAGTTGTCTGCCAGGATCGAAATGATCAGAGAAGCCTATTCAAAAGGCTTGGAAGATATGAGGGCCAAAGATGAGGAAAAGGTCAATCTGCTCAAGTCTGTTAAAATGCCGATCGAGGGTTTAACCATTGGCGATAATTGCTTGCTTTATCCAGATCCAAACACTGGTGAGCTGATTGACATTAACAACCTTTCGACAGGTCAATCAATTCCTGTCTGCGTTTCAATCCTTGCAGCATTCCTGCCAAAATCCAACGAAGGCGTGCGTGCTATGGCTGTCAATCTTAATGAGCTTGACGAAGATAATAGAGCTATTCTGATGAAGGCTGGAGAAGAAAACGACATCCAATTCATCATGCACGAAACCGTAGTTTCTTCCGACACAAACAGTGTCGAGGTGATTATCACAGAATGACAGACACAGAACTACTAAACCTCTGCAAAGAGCGCCTGAAGGGTTATCCTGACGGCGCTCAGGCGGAGAAAATTAGAATTCAAATTAAGAGGCTGGAGGATAGATGCAAAAAGGACCAAGCGAAAAAGTAATAAGGGTTTGCACTGGCTGCGATTATAAAATAATTAAACACAATTTCAAAACCTGTGTTCAGCCGAAAATAGTTGACAGGGTAATATTTACACCTAATGACGAAACTCCAGAATGGTGTCCGTATAATGATGTTGAGGTGTTAAATGGTAATCAAATTTGAGGTTCCATGTGTTCCGGTAGCACAACCAAGGCAAAGGCACTCTGTTGTAAATGGTCATGTGAGAAATTACATACCAAAAACAGATCCGGTATGGGTATTTAAAACGGCTTTGCAATTAGCAGCAAGCACGGTCAGGCCTGAAACAATCCTTTCAGGCCCCATCAGGATAATATTGGATTTCATTTTTCCAAGGACTAAGTCAATGATTTGGAAAAATAAACCAATGATTAGAGTTCCAAAGGACACAAAGCCGGATATTGATAATTTGTGTAAATCAGTATTTGACGCACTCAACGGGATTTTATTTATAGACGATAGCCAGATCTGGTCTTGTTGCGCAAGTAAATATTTTGCGTCCGGTAACGAACAACCCGGGGTGATAGTGACCATTGAAGAAATGTAATAGATAAAGAGAGGTGCATGTAAGCAATTAGTTGTCAGTTCATAAACCGATGGAGATATAGATGAAAAAGCTGATTGATATTATTGAGGCTGTCAAAAACAATGAGAAGCCTGACTATGATGAGTTAAGGTATGCAGTATTGGCGCTATCCGCACTTAACACATTTGATTCAATGGCTATCGGTAAACTTGCAGAAGGTGAAAGAGAAAAGAAAAAGCCATTTTTGACCTATAGTGCTGAATGGCAGCTTAAAGAATCATTCAGAAGGAATAAAGCAGCATTTGGCAAATCTCCTAAAGAGTGGTTAGGGTGGAATAATGATCCTGAGAATCCTGAGTATCAAAAATGTAGAAAAATTTCAATAAAAATTTTTGATAAATTTTTAAAGGACTGAATATATGCCAGATAAAAAGCTGATTGATTTTGAGACGTTGTGTGAAATAATACACCTACAATGCGATCCTAATTGTGACGGCCTAATTAATCATTGTCCAATCTGGAACAGACTGCCGGATGCTAAAGACACGGAAAGGTTTAAGCAATCATGGTTGGAGTATGAAGGATACTAACAATTAACTAGGGGGATGCGATGTGTTAGTTTCGTTTTAAATGAAAATGTAATGGAGGAAATCTAATGTTGCCAAATGATTATTGTCGCTGTGTCAATCCAGGTTGCGACAAAAAAGAAAGTTGTTTGCGGTACATCGAGCGCAACAACCGGAGTTTCAGGACTCCGAGTGTTGATCAGATGTGTATTAAAGAGAAAGCGTATTTTATCGAGGTTGATAAATGAATCCAAAACTATTGCCCACAATACTGATGATAATTGATTTCGGTGCAGCACTTCCATATTTCTGCTGCGGAGATTGGAAGCGGGGAATTTACTGGATTGCTGCTGGAGTGTTAACTTGGAGCGTGACATGGTGAGTATGAAAAGAGTAAAGATGCTTTCCGACTCAGATATAATAGCAAGCGCAATCGGTATTGAGATTGAGGAAAAATACTGCGAGATTGCAGTTGAACGATTAATGCAGGAGGTTTTGGCACTGTGATCTCAACCGAGCTGTTAACTACCGAAGAAGTGGCCAAAATATTCAAGCTGGCCGAAAAAACGGTGTATGAATGGGCCAGATTGGGGAAAATTCCCAGCGTAAAATTATTCACTGAAACACGATTCAGAAGGGAGGTGATTGAAGATATATGCAAAAATGGATTGCACAAGACTGTGAGCGAGAACAATTTTCCAAAGCCGAGAGCGAAAGTGAAAAAACAGGAGAGAATTGTGGGTAAGCAAGATATTGCAGAAAAGGTTGAGGATTTTCTATTTGGTGTTGCAGATGCCTTCGATAACATTAAGCGTATAGGATCAGATACTGATGGTCCAGAAGGTGTTCCGGAGCCGAATATGGCATGCAAATTAAAAGCAAGTGAAATATGTAAGCAGATTTTCGAAGTCTATGAAAAAATGACTGATAGAATTGCACCGACTAAAGAGGGAGGTGTATTCATTGCTTTTGATTCTCCAAGCGGTAATAAAACACTTTTTATTGAGGTTTATAATGACCTTGAGGCTGGTTATCTTATCAACGACAATGAAAATAAGAATATAATCGCATCAGATGATATAACAGATTTTAAATTCGATGATATTTTCCAGTTTATAAATGAATGACAGTAAAGCTCTCCAGAAGTATACTCCCTCCGATTATGCTGTAACCGATAATGTCATAATTACCTATTGGATGCCCCTTCCACCACTGCATTAATGCAATATATAGAGATTAAAAATAGATTATAAAAAAAGTATTATTTTTATAAAAAATATGTTGCAAATTATAAAAATATGTGTTATATTATAAGTGTAAGCAAAACAATCACCTAAACAAGGAGTCTGATATGGTAGATGCTTCTGGAAACAAGGTAACCCTTTTTGATGAATACGATTTCGACAAGCCATTGACCCATGAGTCAACTGATGATTTTGACGGATTACTGAAAAGACTATCTGAATTGGAAGATGAGAACTATGGTGCAATGCTTTTTAAAGGGGTATTTGCACTTGAAGGTTTAGAGGGTCAAGATCTTGGCAATGGTGGGCGGCAACATACCTATATTCCACGGAAAAATCTTATCGCTGATAGTTGGGACATAGACGAGGAAAGAGCAATAGAGCTAATTAAAAACGAATATCCTGATGCAAATGAAGAACAGCTATGTGTTATAAAGAGGATTGCTATTAATGAGCAATCCATATGGGATATTGTAGAAGCTGAATACGATGGCGAAAATATTCTTAGCGAATTAATGAGTGATGATTTAGGCGAAGTTGACTGGATGTTACAAGGCCTTCGTGGGCAAATAGCAGCTGATCAGGGATTTGATGCGATTAAAATGCGTGATGAACATGGTACGTCTTATCTAATACCTATCGGTAGTAAAGCTCTCTACTTGGGCCAGATAGAGAGCTGGGATGAGTATTATGCAATTGTGGATAGACTAAAGGGAACCAAAAACGTGAGTGAATTTGAAACTAAAGAGTAAGCAAACAACAATCAACAAAGGAGTTATCATGGATAAGAAATTGGCAAATATGTACATCTTCCCCGCAGCAGTAGGAGAAGAGAAAAAATCGGTGTCTTCTCTCGTAGTAGAGGGCGACACTGTCAGAATTAATCATGTAGGAGGTTGTGCACCTTGCTCTTCAAGATTGAATTTCTTCGTCTCCGAAATTGTGGAAATGTACGGAGTCGATGAGCTTCTTAACATGAGGAGAAATAGAAAGTATCCCTTCAGGGTTAAATGCCGTGAAGGAAAGTCGGGCTCACACGACTATTACATCGAGTATTATAAGGCCGTTGATGGAACTGATTATTACATTCCTATGCGGAGCGGAAGGCTACATATTTCAATGTACTGGAAGCTCAATCAACCCATAAAAATATGGGTAGGTGACTTTATTGAAATAGCGTACTATAACCAAAAGGACTGTGATGAAGGTGTCGATATGGGAGAGGAATCTCTTAAAAAGTACCTTGAGTATACACTGGATAACACCAGCGTTGATGATGATGAATATGGGATTGTCAGAAAACCTCTTCTGACAAAAGAAGATTTGGAGGGAGCGGTTGTTAAAGGCAGACCGCACAGGGTGATTAGGAGGGAAGAAACGGTAAAAGAGGGAGTTGAGAATTAACTAAACCGCTCCCTGCGGGGAGCGTAACACTTAAAAATCAACAAGAGAGTGAAACTACTTCAAACCTTTTTAGAAAGGAAATAAAATGAAACTATTAAATGCTCTTAGTCTTAATATGTATGATGCTGATTCTCTTTTTCCAGTTGCTGAGAAGATATCTATTGAGAAAGTAAAAGATCTTCTTTTTCCGGTTCATTGTGACAGTGGAGAATATAGTCTTTCACCACTGTCAAGAGCAAGACTTGAAAATAAACCAGAAATTACACAATTTAATAATTGTGAATCTTGTATCGGCCATGCCGATACTGCAAATGTTTTATCTAATCTATTACAAAATGAAATCCCTTGCAATAGAGTTACAGTACAATTAAAACAAAATGAAAAATGTATTGTAGCTCAATATATAGGCCCAAGACTTCCTTCTGGAAGTCTAAGACTTCCAGAAGGTTCAAATATTGAATTCTTCCTTGTAAAAATGGAATCAAGAAAATCATTTGAAAAAATGATATCTTTACAAAAAGATATTTACGATTTGGCACATGCTATTGCAGGTTGGGGTGATTCTATTACAATAGATGATGTAAAAAAAGTTTTAGAAAAGCATTTTCCACATTATTTTTGTGAACATGCTTTTGATTAAGAAGAAAAGGGGCTTTCATAAACAATTTCTGATCTGAAAGGAGATAAAATGCTAAAAGACACAAAAAAGTATGCGTACCCAATCGATCCGGTACGTAAAAAAAGGATCGATAAAATGTGCGTAAAGCACAATAAGAGTATCAAGCAAGTGCTTGACAAGGCACTTGATGATTATTTAGACAAACTCGAAAAAACCGATCCGGTATAGGGGGGGGGTTAAAAAAGCCCATTCCTGAGTTACAGTGGGGCTTTTCAGGAATAAACTTAAAACTTGGAGGTATTTCATGAAAAAAGTTAAACTTATTCTGTCAAGCATTCTGTTTTACATTGGCTTTATGTTGATACATCTTTCTGGCATAATGTGCAAAGGGGTGCAAGAATGAATAAAATCATATTGTTAGGGGTTTTATTGCTGTCTAACTGTTGCTCTCGCTCTCCAGTAAAATTTCTGGTGAAATTATCAGATACAGTAAGCAGTTCATCTGCTGCTGGGGCTGCCAAGTATATTTGTCAGGAAGCAGAAATTGCTGCTATTAATGGGGAGCGGGAAATTATTAAGCGGGTAGATCAGGAAGAAATTCAAAGGGTTATCGATGAACTACGGAGGATCGACAGAAGATTTAAAACAGAGATCAGGCAGGATAGTATTTACACTGAATTGATTGTGAGGTGGTGATGTATTATAAGCGATACACAGCCGGACTCGGCCAAAAAGCAAAAGAGTTGCCGCCTGAACATCGATGCTACACGGTAGCCGAGGTAGAACTTATAATCAGTCGGCTTTCGCTTGATATTCGGGCGAAAGTGACACACCACGGGGCAAGCCCCGTGGCTTCTCGTTTCAATGACTGATGCAACCGTCTGTCTCCACGAGCGTATTAGATTTGGACTTGTCCAGCCCTATCAAATTTTGTTTGTCAAATGCAAAATCCCTTATATTACACGCAGCTAAAAAATCCCTATCATGTTTAGCACCACACTCACAAACCCATTTTCTATCAGAAAGTTTCAACTCTTGATTTACTTTTCCACACACATTACAAATCTTTGAAGAAGGTTCAAATCTATCTATTCTCAATATATTCTTACCCTCCCATTCTGCTTTATACATAAGAAAAGAAATAAATGTACTCCACCCAACATCTCCAATAGATTGTGCTAAACAATGATTTTTCATCATGCCTTTTACATTCAAAGTTTCAAGACAATATGTATTGATTTGGTTTTCATCAATTAGTTCTCTTGAAACCTTATGCAAAAAATCATTTCTCTGATTTGTTATTTTTTCATGAATCTTTGCTACTCTTTTTCTCTGTTTATTTCTTCGATTACTTCCTTTCTTTTTCCTGCTTAATTTTTTTTGTTCTTTCTTTAATTTACATATAGACTTTTTCAAATGCTTGGGATTCTCAAACGACTTACCATTACTACAAACAGCAAAATCTTTTATACCCAAGTCAATTCCTATTGCTTTGTTTATATCTGGTTTTTCTTTTTTCGGTTCTGGTATGTTTTCTTCAACTAATATTGAAGCAAAGTATTTATCTGTTTTTGTTTTGTTTACCGTTACAGTTTTTATTATCCCTTCAAATTGTCTATGAAATCTACATTTTATTCCTTCTCTGAACTTCATCACGTGAAGTTTATTATTTTCAAAATCAACTTTGTTTTTTTGTGGAAATTGACATGATTGTTTGTCATGTTTTGATTTAAATTTAGGGAATCCATTCTTTTCTCTGAAAAATCTTGTATATGCTTGGTCAAGGTTTACTAACGATGCTTGGAGTGACTGGCTATTTACTTCTTTCAGCCATTTAGTTTCTTTTTCATTTTTTAGAGAAACTAAATCTTTTTGTATTTCAAATCGGGAAAGAGTTTTCTTTTCCTTTGTATAATGTTCTATCTTTTTTGCTAAGGCATAGTTATAGATATATCTGCAACAACCGAAATGTTTTGACAGCAATTCTTGCTGCTGTTTATTAGGATAAAGTCTATATTTGTATGCTTTTAGTATTTTCATATTTATAATATACTACATTATTTAGAATTTGTCGAATGGCTTTTGAAATTATTTTGCCAATTCATCCTCGGGGCAAGCCCACGAGGATTTCTTGGCAGTTCCTTTAACACCTGAAGAATTTAAGAAAGTCGAGCTATGCCTAAAAGAGCATTGAGACCATGCAAGCAGCCCGGATGCCCCGCCCTTGTGGAATCCGGGTACTGTGATAAGCACAGGGGTAAAGAGATTGATCATAAACAATCTTTGCGGTCTCTGAAGTCAGAGAATGAGGCTTTCTATCACACCAATCGATGGAAAGAAACATCTAAGGCTTTTAGGGCTGCAAACCCATTCTGTGCGCCTTGCAAAAGGTCTGGAATTATCGAGCGAGTACACACCGCCCACCATGTGCCGGATCTATCTGTTTTGCTGAAAGAGGGGAAAGATCCTTACGATTGGCAATATTTAGAAGCGGTATGTTTTAACTGTCACCAGAAAGAACTAAAAAAGAAAAGATAACTACAAATGCGCCAAGGAAGCCGAAAGATAACATCAAACCGCCGCCAGCTCCACCACCGCCGCCGCCTAAAAAATAAAGCCCCTTTCGGGGCCACCGGAGGAGAGCTAAACTTTAGATAAAACACCTTTCCGATAATCTGGAAAAAGCGGCCTCAATTTACTTGTCACACCAATCAGGCTTCTTGTATTCATCACAGTTTCTATTGTATGCTTGCGATATCCAGCCAGCTTTCCGCCAACTCTGACTGCACTGTACATTAAATTCCTTTTAACCCTGTTCACTCCGGCCGCTTCCATGATTGCCAGAAATATTTTATCATTAACTTTTCTGTCAAATATTTCTCCGGCGTACAGGAAATCATGCACCAGGGCAGCCGCAGCATAGTCAGGATGGTAGGGCTGCAATGTATTCCAGAACCCCCAAGGAATTGACGCGTGATCATATTCAAAACCTGCCGGAATTACATTCAGGTCGCCATTAATAATTATTTCAAAATCCTTTTCCAGAACAAACTTCGGCCTTCTATTTTCAAATTTATCAATCCCGTAAATGTTCGGTATCTTTTCGATTAATCTGATTTTGTATTCCATAATCCCCCCCCTTAAAAACCTGCGTAGCTGTCCGGAAACACCATAAACCAGACCGCCTTGCAGTAGTTAATTGTTGATTGGAACCATGACAGATCAATACCGCTCAGAATCTTATATATCCCGGACCCAACCAGAGCGCCGACAGTTGACCAAGTTGCAATTGTAATCTTTATTTTAGATAACTCTTTCTTAGAATTCTCATGGTCGTCATGTATATCCTGAATAAATTTCTTGTTGTTTCTGACTTCAGTTTCCACAACAGCCATCCTTTCAACTAGCCCAGTATGTTTTTCGCATGTCATTTTTTATCCTCGATCAAAGGCTTGACGACCAGTTTTCCTTTTTCACCCACAGTAAACAGTTCCATAAATTCCGGCCAGAGATCAGGCGCTAACGTGAGGCATCCTGCGCTGCCCCGCCAATTCGGGTTATTTCCGGTACCGCCTGAATGCACGAAAACCTCTGTAAATATTGTTCCGTTTGCGTTTTTTATCGGATTCCGGCTCTTAACCTCGCCGCCCTTATTTATCAGCAAGCATTTGCCATATTTAGGATGTTCTACACACTCCCATTCACATTCCTGATAATCAATCCAATCATAGACCAGCTTCCATGGGATTGGATGGCCCTGACCGTTAAGCTTGTACGGGTTCGGGCAACAACTCGCATGAGATCCCCAGAGATTCTTTTTGCCTTCGTCAACAGTTATATAGTCCCCGTATCCCATTTCTGGGTTATCGGGCTTGCTTAGACTGTGGAGAGTTATTGTTTTCATAGTTTACCTTTGTCGAATGGCAATTTTAATACTGTAATCTTCAATCCGGCCGAGTTGTGATACTGTTCTGCATGTGATAATATACGCTTTACCTGCAGTACCGCCTGAACACCAGAAGGTAACTTTGTTATTTGTAATTGTCGGTGATTCAACAGTGATACCCTCAGGCGCAATAATTTCTGCACTTGTAACAGTATCGTCGTCTACAAAGTGCTCTGTATAATCAAGGGTGAAATCCACCCTTGAATCCGGATCTTTAAATTTAATTGGAGTTTCCATACATTACCCCGCCGCTGCTGTACAAGTGACAGTGACGCTTAGAGTGTCGCCGTTAGACAGTGTTTTGTTACCGCCTGCAAATGCTCCTCCCCCGTACAGAACGCCCGAAGTGCCACTCTTGTTAGCATTTGATACAATGAACGCTCCCCCGATCTGGGTATTGTCTGCGTTTATAGTGTACACCGCCTTGTTAGCAGAATTATTCACAGAACCACCGGTTACTTCACTAAACACTAAAGCAGGTCTCGAAGTCTCACTGTATGCTGTTACTTCATTCCATCCTGCATGGGATGCCATTGTATCACCTGCAGCGAATACAGGACTTGCTCCCGATAATCCTAAATACCACGCGGCAGAGTAATTGCTACCCTTTAAGTGTTTATCAAGCGAATCATTAAGACCTTCGTTAGTAACTAAGTTTGTGAAGCTTTCAACCCATTTTAGATTGCCGTTTTTATCCCTGCATTCTATTTCGTAATAGTTTTCGAGCTTCTTTTGAATATCCATAACACCCCCTATTTAATTTTTATGGTTCTGTTTTCAAATGGTACTTTTATTATTCTATTTTCAAATAATATTTTAATAATTCTTTCAGATGGAGTAATTATTGTTATAGTTGAATCTGTTGCATTTAGATCTATTAATACCGAGTATCCAATGTTCAAAGCCGCTAAACCGATAGCTTGAGATATTAGATCTATCGATAAATCTTTTTCTACTGAAATACTTGCTGAAGCGGCAGAGTTGGCCGATGAAATAATTGACTTTATTGTGCTTAATGCAACGTCGGTCTGGTAGTTTCCTGTGCTATTTGCCGAACTATCAAGCGACTTAGACAGCGATAGTTCTACGTCATAGTTTGATCCGTTAGTTGTACTTACCTGTTTTATTGCGGCCAGTATAACAACTGCGTCTGTTGTGGCTTGAGAGGATTCCAAAATAGACAATAGTTTGTCTATTGTTAATACAGCTTGAAGTACGCTTGTAGCCGAATATTCGTTTGTAATTGACTTACTCAGAGATATTAAGTCGTTAAAGTTTCCAATGCCGCCCGAATCATATTCTATACTTTTGGAAAGATCAATTGAAGCGTTAAACATAGCGTTTACACCAGACAAAATTGATGATGATCTGGAAATGGTTATAGTTTCCTCGTATACAGTTCCACCACCAGAGGGCACAAACTGCAGTGCTCCAATATCCCAACCACCTGATTGTATCGCTCCAATGTCCATAGTCAGTATCCGTACGGGTTGATTCCTGCATTAATACAAGGTGATGTTGATTGCAATCGTAAATCTTCATTTCCAGATACTTCTGATATAAACAAAGGATCAGAATGGATATTACCATGCCCTGAAACAGTGCCTAAATCAGTATCACCTAATGAATTATTAGAAAAGCAATTATTAAAATATTTCATTACAAACAATGGTGTATTATGCGTATGAATAGCATATCCTAAATTTAATCTAAATATATTATTAACAATTGTTAGATATCTATTCGCTTCAGAGTAAAACTGTATTGCGTTTCCAGTACATTTAAAAAAAGTATTACCATTAATAAAATTCCCGTTTATTGCCACATTAGCTCTTATAGCAATATTGTTTCCAATAAATATATTATTAATAATATGCGTGTTCGTCCCACAATAAATACCTATTCCGTTATTTACAATTTGACAGCCCATGACTATGGAATTACTAAATCTTGACGTATTTGATGAGCCAACACCTACTGAACACTCAGTAAATTTTGAAAAAAATATTTCAAATATTGATAAGGACGAAATTGTAATAACTCCATATCCAGCACAATTTTTGAAATCGCATCTATTGATTCTACCATATACTGTGTTTGTACCTGTATAAATTGCATGTTGTGGCGAATTTCTAAATTCAATGTTTTCTATTTCAAAACATTGATTAGCAACATTAAATCTAAATATATCGCTACCTGTTGTCAATGTTGCACCGTTTAAAACAGGTTTTGTCCCATCAATTATTCCATAAGCATTCGCACCAATTACTCTGACATAACCAGAACTACTACCGGCTACAGGAAATGATAAGGGAGAAGATACTATATATTCACCGTCTGCCATTATTATAATATCATCTCCAGCAACAGCATTAGCAACTGATTCAGATAATGTCCAAGGTGAAGACAAAGAGCCATCACCTCCACCTATTGCAAGACTTGATACGTAGTAAACTGCCATAACTTTACCCTATCGGATTAGGAGCGATTTTCAAAATAGAATTCAATTTTGTCTTGTTTGACTCTTCAAACTCAACAATCAGGTCTTGTAATGTGTAAATCATACAAGTAACATCATTACCAGTAATTACTGGTCTGCCATCAGTAGTTGAGCCGTCGTCAATAATATCATTACTAACAGGGATTATTTCACCCATATTATTAGCGAGCCACTCATCTACTGTAGCCTTTGCAAAATAATACGCACGAGCTAGCTTATCAGCCGCAGCCCTAATGTTTTCGTTGCAGAACTTGACTGCCTGTGGATTGTCAATGTTTGCCATACTTACCTATCTCCAGTCTCTTTCTTTTCTTCTTTGTTGACATTTGTCACCTTCTCCTGATTTTTCAGGATCTTGACCTCTGCCTCAAGATCACCAATTCGTTTGTGCGCATCAAGTAGCAAGCTAAAAAGGGGTTGAATGATATTACTCATTACCCTTGCTCTATAATCGATCGTTTCAATCTCAAAGGCCCGTTGAACGTCTGCCAGTGTTATCTGAGTTTCTTTCTCTACCATAATCTCCTCCTGTTATCTGCAATATAATAAATATTTATCAAGTTTGATTTTTTTAATTTATGTGCTGAGCATTGCAAAAATGAATAGCTTTTGACCGGTCAAACATCGCAAAGCTTTTACCCCTGTTTTGTTGAAATCGAATTAGGGCTGGCATTAGATCGAGTCTGCCAGCTTTTGCATCGACCGGCATCAATTCTTTAACCTTTCGGAAGCTCTCCAACTCGTCGCCGTTATAAATCATGCACTCTGGCGGCAAATGGTATACATGTGGCTCTGTTTCATCTAAAGCGAAATCTGGGTAAAAATAGAAATCCCAATCAACAACTAATACTCTGGGCTCTGTCGATAGAATGTCAACTTTAATGTGTTCTGAAACATTGCGATGCCACAGGTATTTTTGCTTCTTATCCTCTGGAGGAGTACCGTATTTTTCAGGCACATTTATTACTTGTTCATAAGGAGCATTACGGTTAACACACCACTGCATTACAGAGCTAATGCAGTGCTTTAAATGTTCGGGTACAGATCCGAGTATTATCTGTTTTACTATCATGGCTCTAACTCCCAATGTACTGTAGAGTATATAAAACCGTAAACAAATGCAGGATAGTAAGCACCACCGTAATTGGTCTTTCCGAAGCATTTTAGTATTAAGCCATTGTTTGGAGAAACAGTTATACCTTCATAATCAGAGGAAAACTTTACCATGACAACAATAGGCAGTGAGTCGTACTCATTGAAAACCCATACCTCGTCACCCTCCTGAGCATTATTAAAGAATATTGCTGGTGAGGGATGTAATGTTGTTTTGATTCTGAAATTCCACGTAGTTTCATTATCAAGGTTTATCTCAGTATAGTTAAGACTGAGCGTCTTTCTTACAAAGGCCCCAGTGTTGAGTTTGTTAGTTTTAAGCTTGCCATTTACAAGTGTATTACCCTCAACCTCAAGCCTATTACCGCCGACAAAAGTGTTTTTACCAAAAGCAGTATTACCACTTAAGTTGGTATAGATTGCAGGTGTTAATGTTGCTATTCCATCAGCAATACTATTACTTGCAACTTGCACACTAAATTGATTATGCGCAAGCGTTGTAATAACCCCACCTGAATTGGTAGAGCCATACCTATAACGCCAATTACTACCGTCATGATATAAGTTGTGCATAATGTTCAATGCGGTTGATGGCAGGCCATACAAAGTATTATGCTGATCAAGTGCTAAAGTCCATCGGTGATCATTTGCTGGTCTTGTGCCAAAGTACATTCTTGGATTAACTCTTACAGCCCCAGTAATTGTGCCATTTCCATCACCTGCTATTAGTTCTAAATTACCATACCCATCTGTTGATTCGTTGCCTCTGAGAGCGATTGTCGCTCCTCTTGTAGATTCATATGAACAACCACCGCTGAGTAACAATGTTTTAGTATCTGAACCATCTGTTGTATTATTAACGATTCTCAATCCAGCAGCGCCGCTACCGATTATTGATCCTGCAAACGTGGCATTTGCGGAAAAGGTTTTTGCTCCGCTAATAGTTTGAGTATTGTCAGTATAAACTATATTGCTAGGGAGTTTAGCAGATGACAAACTGGGCAAGTCAGCCTCTTCCAGCGCTCGCCGGGTCCAGTTCGTCCCGTTTGATATTAACACATGCCTATTGCTGTGAGTAAGTGCAGCGATTGTCGTTAAATCAGAGTCAAGGGGCTGTTTGCCGTCAAGAGCAGTCTGTAAATTTGTGACATCTGCTATAGCATGCGTATGTGCTGCTGGTGCAAATACACTGGGTTTGTCTGAAATCTCTGACCACGCATGACTGTGACTTATTGCTGCTGCTCCAATATCAGCACGCACTTGAGCGGCGGTTCTGGTCTTAATTGTATTTTCTTCGTGAGTAAGAAATACTGATGCTGCCGTTGATTTTGCTACAATCGTATTTACTTTTAAATCTGAATTTAGAATAGTGTTCGAAACGCTGCCTGTTTTTTGAAATTTTGCTATTTCAAGATACTGCCCTGGCTCACTTGGGTTTTCAGTCTCTATAACAATTGGTCTGTTGTACTGTGTCCTTATTACATAAGAATCACCAACAACACCAATATTCAAGCCATCGTGCTCACCCGATCCTGTTGTCGTGTTAGTCAACTTTATAAGAGCGTTTGCGCTTGACGCTTGGTGCAAATGGAGCTTTGCACCAATTGCCGGAGAAATACCAATTCCCAGTTTTTTATTTATCGAGTCGTAAATTAAAACACTATCAGAAGATGCTGCACCCTCCGAATCTGAAAAAAATACCCGTGATGCTGGAGTGTTAGAAGAACCGGAAGCGTCACACATCAACTTACACAAATTTCCGACACCATCTTTTATAAACAACTTTCCAAGCTCATTTACAACCTTGCTTTTCAGTATTGGCATAGCTTGAGCGTCAGCGTAAGTTCCATTTGAAAAGTAAAATTCAATTTCCTCTGCACCAGGTATTGTTATCGCATTTGCTGCCATTTTAACCTCTGTCCTGCACTATTATTGTTGATTCGTCAATGTCTTGCCACATTTCTGAGCTATCATCAATATCTTGGTATTTTGTAGCTATATATTCAGTTTCTATTTGCGACACCTTTCTTGCGCTTGTCGTGCACCTTATTGACCCATCGTACTGCAATTGGTTTTTAGTTACAACAAAGTTACCAACGGTATTTACGTCTCCCTTTTGATACTCTGGTATTCTTATTGTATCAGCAAGTTCAAGTGCTGGATTCCCACGCCAATCAATATCTACATCTTTTTTGGGTAGCTTGTATGACTGCAAAAGAATATTGCCTACACTTTGAGCCACTGCTTCTGTCTGTATCAAATGATTCTCTTGCAACTCATGTTTAATTGTGCCGTTTTCCCTAATACTTTCAGGGTCGCTTACAATTACAACCTGCTCGCCCTGTACTGAGTATTTTTGGCCAACTATTTCTATTTTGAATGTTCCGTTTACAATTGCTGCGTTATTAATTGTAACTATTGCACCCCAAGCATAATATTGGGCGCTTTGAATGGTTACACCTGGAGTCGTATCCTCTGATACCAGTGTTGCGGTTGCATTTACACATGGTGCGCCATTGTATTTTGCCTCCACCTCAATAGTTGAGTATGCCGCTATTGTTGTTTTCTTGCCTGTATATATTTTATCTTCAGCATTAAGCTCAAGGGGTTGGGTTGTGATTTCTATATAATTTACAAGCTCATCGGACTTTGCCGGCTGATTTTTTGTAAAGTAATCATCTTGGGTTATTTCCAAATCTGGAACTTCTGCTTCAATTAAAGGGTTTGCCTTTAGCTGCAAAACCCCGTCTCTGTCACAGTAAGCAAACCCAAGACACGCACCCATCAATTCTTTCAGGCACTTTTGATATGATTGTCTGGGAAAATAAGCAACGGGTATGATATACGAAGTGAGTAAAGAGTCTATGTTATATTTTAAATCTGGCATCACAAGACGAGCTGATTCAAGCAGATTTACCGCAAGATTGTAAACTGATATATTAAGCCAAACCTGCGATTTATAATATGTTAATTTATTTAAAAGCCCAATTCTGTCTCTTGCGGTTGTGCTTGCTCCGTTACCCTGCTCTGGCGTATCCCAATCGCCAGACCAAAACACACCAAGTGGCAACATCTCTTTGCTTCCATTTGGATATTTAAAACCGAGCCATGCCTTTATTTTACGATTACTTCTAATAAGCGTGTGCAATATTGAATCAGTGTTTCCTGTGAAAAATCTATCTGTAACATTTTCAAGTGACAAGTCAAGCTCGTTTGCAGAAACGTTACCTATAGGTATTGTCCCATCTTTATACTCAAGCTCTTCAAGCAATTTAAGAGATAATATGTCGTCATCTTCGTAAGTCCTAACAATTGCAGTGTAAAACTCTGAAATCTTTACAACTGTTCCAGGCTTACTCCATTTTTTTATTACAATGTCAATTCTATTAGCTTCAAGTATATTTAAGTTATGTAAATCTGCTTCATACTTCAACTGATCATTTCCAGCGACAATGTGAGTTGCAGTCAGCACACTTTCAGTGTAAACGTAAATGTCGAAATCAACCGGATACTCGTTATAGGCAGAGTCGCCAACAACAGTAACGGCAAACACTGGCCTTTTCGAGTGCTCAACTGTCATTGTAGGATATGGCGCAGAAAATGCACCACCGACACCAGCAACACTCGCCCCCCACCAACCCATCTGGTAATTGAGCGCCTCCTCTTCTGTTCCTGGTGCAAAATGATAATTACCATCAAACCAAGTTGATTCTTCGTCAATGTGCAAATACTTATATGGCACAACATCTATTAGGTCAGCGACTTGTTTATTCCAAGATGTATAATTCTGCTCGTTTGGAGTTGCTCTTATTGATAAATCCAAATACGGATCAGTCCATGTAATCTCTACTTTTGCACAAGGCCAACGAACAGAGGCAACGGCTGTGTTTTGAAATTGTTCTGAAGTAGAAAGCATCAGACTTCCTCCAGCTCACAAACAAAACCTGTCCAAAGTGTTCCATTTACACAAAGCAATCTTTCTCTGTCAAACGGTTTCATCATAACTATTTTGGTTTCGGGGTTTTTGTGTTCGTGGTATATTAGCAAAGTCAACTCCTGGTGCAGATTATAAAGAGCTTCAAAAAGCTCAATGTTTGCTCCAGTAATAATGCTGTAGTCCATAATGTAATTATGTTTTATTGCTTTAATATCTTTTACAAGTCTTGCTGATGCGGTTCTATCTGTTCTTGAAAACTCTTGCTTTTTAATTATAAGCCTACGGCCATCGGCAGGTGTCAACCAATTATTTATATATATATTATTCATTGACCCCTCCGGCTTAATTCAGACGTTCTGTAGAGTTCGAGCCTTCTTTCCAGTTGTTTGTATCCAGAGTCATCACCAACAAGAGTGCCAATATGATAATGGTTTTCCGTAACATAGGTGGTACTGCCAATTACAGATGCAGGTGAGATTGCCCTATCTGTACTACCTATGCCTTCAACTAATTTTTTTACCATCATATCAACACCTGTTTCAAGTGGCAGTACAAGCTCGTCCTGCCTACCTTCACCAACAATGGTGTTTACCCCTCCGGGAACAGACTCAACAAGTCCACCCTTTGCAAGTGGTATAGGTTGCGCTGCCACAACTGCCGCTTGAGCAGTTCCAAGTGTTCCGACCACTGCCGACTGGATAGCAGCTATGTACCATGGAAGCTCAGTCCAAGCCTTCATAATGGCCTGTGCAGTACTTATGATTATATTAAAGATTCCAAGGGCTTTGTTTTGCTTTGCCTGCCTACGCTTTGCATCCTGCTCTCTTTTTGCCGCCTCTTCTTCGAGTGCTTGTAATTTAGCTTCCTTCTCCTCTTCTGAGAGCATACTATTTTCAATTTCCTCTCTCTGCCTTGCTTCCCATTGATCTATCTCATCAAGCCTGTTGGAGTTAAACATTGACAATATAGATCCAAGCTGGTTAAAAGAGTCGGATATAAAGCTAACTACTTCCCATGTTTGCTGCTTTCTTTCTTCAGCGACTTCTCTCTCAAGCCGCCTTCTTGTTTCTGCAAGCTCTTTGTCAATTTCAGCAATTCTATCGGCTGTCTTCTGCGCTTCTTCAACTTCTTTTCTTTTATCAGCTTCATACTCATATGTAGCTTGGTCAATTATCCTTTGTTTTTCTGTTTGATACCATTTTTCAATATTTAACTTATCTGCGCCGAGTTCCTCAGCTCTTAGCAATTCTTCTCTATATTTTTTGTCCAACAACTCTATGTCATTTGCATGTTGCTCAAAAACCTTATTAGCATACTCATCTTCAAGGGCTGACCTAGCCTCTAAAGTTTGCCTACGCCTTTCAAGTAGTTTTGCTTGCTCTTCCTCAAGCGCCTTTACTGCATCTGCGTTTGTATTTGTGCTGTCAGTGTTTTCACTTATCTTTGTAGTCAAATCGTCAACAATATTAGCAGTTTCACCAGTGGTTAAATTTAAATCTGTCAAAACGTCTTCGGCCTGGATCGATTTATTTATAAACGACCCTGTAAATTCATACCCTAAATCAGCCAAATTGGTTTCAAGTTCTTTGATCCTCTTGTTGACTGCAATAAAATTTTCTTCACCCCTTGCGGCAACATCTTCACCTAATGCAAGTTCATTATAAAGCGGAATAAGCTCCTCAAGATCTTTTTTCATCTGCTCAACTTGCTTATTCTGAACTTTTTGACCGATTTCAGCTTTCCACTTTTGCCAAGCAGATACAGTTTTCCCAACTGCAATTGCAATTCCGGTAATGGCCAAAGCAGCAATTCCAAAAGGGTTGCCAAGCAACAAAACATTTAGCGATTTAATCACTATCTGCAAATCTTTAAACAATACCAAGGCCTTGCCAAGACCTAAAAGCAAAGGCCCAATCGCAGCAGCCGCAAGGCCCATTCCGATCGCAAAGTTTTTAATTTCTGGAGGGGTTTCCTTTATTGCCTTTGCAACATTTTTAAGTATTGGCAAAAATTCATCTCTAAATATTTTTACAGCTCTCAAAACTACAGGGATAAACTCTTTCCCAAATCCATCCGCCAAATTTTTAATTTCAGCAGCAAGTATTCTTTTCTGGTTTTCCAACTGCCCAGAGGTTCTGGCAAAATCACCCTGTACATCAGAAGACTGCTTCATAATCAATGCAGATGCGGCCAATACTTTTTGCTGTGGAGTCAATGCCTCTTTGGTGGTTTTAACAATGCCTAATCGCAACGCCTCTTGCCTCATAGATACATCGTCAAGAAGCACACCATATTTCCGTATAGGTTCATTTTCGCCACGAAAAGCCGCACCAATAGCGGTAATTGCTTCCTCTGGAGAAGTGTTATAGAATGATGCAAAATCTGAGGCAAGAGCAGTAAATTGAGTGCTAAATTTTACAAGATCATCGCCAGTTTTGCCTGCTGATTTTCCAAAAATTGCGAATGTCGAAGCTGCGTCGATTGCTTGCTTTTTAGATTGTCCAAATGCAGTTGCAGAGGAGTTTGACCACTCGTCAATTTGCTTTGCAGCATCTCCAAAAATTTGCTGAGATTTGGATATTGCTTCACTTAAATCGGAAGCGCCATCGGTAAGCTTTAAAATTCCTGCGGTAGCTGCAGCAACAGGCAAAGTAATCATCATTGACATTTTGGAGCCGATAGACTCAATTTTTTGGCCTGTCTGCACCAATGTCTTAGAGAGCTTTTTAGCTTCTTTTTCAGCAGTATTAAGGCCATTTCTGACCCCTTCCAGGCCCTCCATTGTTATCACTGCAGCAAGCTTAAACAACTCTTTCATATCGCGCCTTTTTAAGTTTTTCGATCACTTTGTCAGACTTTTTAAGGTCTCTTTCTCGGTCTTCCTTGGTGTACCTGTTTTCCGGTTCGCCAATACCAAGATTGTTAATCAACTTGCTCCAGCTCTTCTCTTTAAATTTTCCCTGCAAATACTCTGGAAAAACTGCGGCCTGCATGAGTTCTCGCCGCCTCTCTGCCCTTTCTGACTCAATCATTTTTGAGTAAAAAAGAGTTTCTGAAAATTCAAGCTCACCAAATTGCTTTCTGGTGAGCCTTAAATAGTATCTTACTTCATCTTTCCTTTTAGCAATTTCTTGCCGTACTCTTTTATCCACTTGAACGCCAGAGAGGCACCAGAAAAAAAATCAGCAAACTCCTTTGATTCGAGCATTTGGCTAATGATAATAAAATCAGCGCCAAAAGGTAATTTCCCATAGTCTTCTGGTTTTACACCAGCAAGATCGGCAAATAATGCGCGAAGTTCTGTTTTGTATCTTACCCTCAAAGCACCAAGCAGCTTTTCGGCAAGTGGCAATACAGAGTTAACCTGTTCACTGAGATCGTCTGTTTTTTGTATTGTTTCACATGCAGGTATTATCATTTCAAGGACACTTTTCATATCCTCGCTTTGCCCAAGCTTTACAATAAGTTCAGCAATTTTATCGCTGTCATCATTGGTTAAAGCGCGTATCTTAATCTCTCTCTCCTCCATAGTTCACTCCTTATTCTATATCAACAGGCATGTAAATTTCGAAAGGTACCTCTGTAAGATCAGATCCATCAAAATGCCCTTCAAAGGTTATTGCGATAACACCCTCTTCTTTTTCGGTACAACTTATTCCAAGTGGACTATTTGCAAGAGCGTTTTTAATCACAACTATTGCAACGTCAGTCTTACCATTTACCTCTGCTACAAGAGCAATGTTTTTGTATTCGCTGGAAGCAATAGTAAGCGATGCTGTCAGCAAATCATGTGTTTTAGCGCCAGGAGATACAGGATAATCTGCTGCACCAAGCCCTGGAGTTGCCAGCTTTAGAATGTCTGGGGTAACTTCCAGAAGATTTACATCGAGAGTTACCGTTGCGCCGACAATGCGCTTCATCCCCATTACTTTACCGGGTGCTCCATCAAATCCAATATCTTTAAGCTCAGGTGTGTAGGTAAATGTGTTACCGCCTCTGGTAGCTCCAATTAGCGTGCCGAGCGAAGCAGGGCTTTCAAAGCCGGCATAAAGCTTGCCTGCATCCAAAAGTAAATGCTGTGGTGTTTTTGCTGAATATCCGTTTAACATATAATCCCCCTTTTTAGGATAAGTTTTCTAACCATTCTTTTTCTGTCGCTCTCGCTTCAATTCTCACACTGTAATGTATAGCCCTGTGATCTGGTTCGGGTACTTGGATAATATCAGCCTCGAAATGTCTAATATTTGACAATTGCTCAGTGTGAAAAGTTTTATACTTAAAAAGATTTTCGATTATTGCAACTGCCCTATGTGCGCCTGTTGCGTCAAGGCCAAAATCAAAAAGATCTATCACTAAATTGTATCTGCTGATTGCACCGTCAACACCGTACTTGTCGATTCTGTAAACAACATAACGAAACGGAACACCCTCTGGAGCAGATCTTTCAAAAATTGACGGCTCGCCACTGTATTCTGAAAGCAAAGATACAAGTTCTGCATTGCCTGTTAATGTGCTATATACAAGTTCGCCGTACATTATAATATCGGTTCCGAAAGAGTCTCTTTGATTTTGTCAGTATTTTCAACTAACGTACTTACAAAAAACGGCCTCGGCTCAACATGGCCAACGTGTCGCGGCTTGCTTAATGGCTTGCCGTTTACCTCTGTCTGATACCTGGCATCAGTGCCGAACTCCATCAAGTGAGCATGGTAAGCAGGCCGATGAAAGCCAACTTGCGTTTCGATGTCCTGCGCATGTCTGTCGTGTGCAAACCCTATACCCTTTTGTAGTCTACCAGATTGCTTTGCAGGAGGTTCTCCAGCTATCGACCTGTAACCCTCAAAGTACTCATCTCCGACCTTTTTCTTAAGCTCTTTTACAACAAACCTTGCAGCTTTTGATTGGTTTTTCAAAATACCATCTTTGATCTGTTTGTTAATCTCTCTAACATGGCTTTCGAAAGCTCCAATAGGCTTGATTCTTTTTCTACCTCTGCCAGCCATCACCGCACCTCTTTGCATTCAATATTTAAATCAAAGTTGCGCTCTTCATCGTTTGAGATTGTTAGGATCTCAAAGATTCTACCATCAAACAATATTCTATTTGTTTCAACAACAGGTATTAGTGCACTAATGTTGACAAGATGAGTCATTTCTGCGCTGATAGTCTGATATTTAAATGTCTGTATTGCGCTTTTGGGCAGGATCTGTGCCCACACTGTATTTATAGTCTGCCAAGTCTCAATGCGACCGCCCCTACCGTTAGACTCAGAAGAAACCTGCTGAATCTGTATCCGGTGACACCGCTTTGTCGCATTGCCTTTTTTAGCAAACTTTTTCATAAATAAAGCCTGTCCGGTTTAAGATATCCAAATAGCTCTTCAGGAAATTTTTCCGCTTCCCTGTTGGCATTTTTCCAAGAGCAACAAAGCAGAATTGTGTCTCTAATTTTTGCCGGTACATCTTCGCCAGAATCCCCGTATCCAGCAGTGTACCTGATTTTTACAGAGTTAATCGGGCGAAGTGTTACACTCGGCCAAGTTTTTAAATAAGCATGGTCTATGCGTGCCGGATCGCTGTCCAAGTCAATCACAAACTCTGATAGATCCATCACTGTAGATTGATTTTGGTAATCAATGTATGTGATAGATGTAACAGTGCTTACTGGTGACATCGGCAATCTAATCGGCAGCACCGGGAAAGTATCAAAAGAAAGCTCCAAAACCCTCGAAACAAAAGCTCTTCTCATGTAGGCCTCAGCCTGCTCCCTTGCTGAAACAATCCACATTTGCAAAAGTGAATCGTCCTCACTGTAGTCAATCCTTGTCATATTCTTAACATCTTCTACAGTTACAGGCTCTAGAGATGGAGGAGTTATTGTTTTAAGGCTCATTTTCTCTTTTTCTCTGATCTGATTTCTTTCTCAGGGTCAACAGCTCTAACGCTTTGCGGCTCAGTTGCAATTTCTTTTTGATTTGTAACAGCTTGCTCGAATCTGCCACCAATCACACCATGCCTTCGCAGTTTTGCTGCTCTTTGATCGTCTGCTTTCACTGAATCGCCCATCATTTTAAAGCTTCCGTCAATATCTCTGAAAGGTTTTATTACTTTGTATTCCATAATTACTCCAAATAGGGGCTTGCGCCCCTTAAGGTGTTATGCCTGACTTGCTGCAACTACTTGATTAGCCGAATATCTGCTTTGTCCTCTCAACAAAACTGCACTACTTAAAATGGCTGCACTGTTTGTTAATCTGACAGCCACATGAGTATAGCCATTGTTTGTATCGAGATTTTCAGCATCAACTTCAACATAAGCAACAGCGCGAGCGGTACTTGGCACTCCTGTTGCTTGTGCGGAAGCAACAAGAGTAATAGATGTGTCGCCCGGTTCATCTGCTGTAAGTGTTAGTACTCCGGCTGCTGCAGTTGCCAAAACACCAGGCACTCCAATAGTTGCGTCATTGATCTTTGCTGCAAGGTTTGCGGTTGATGCAGTTTCATCGGCACCAATTGCGTAAGTTCGAGTGCCGGGGACATCTGCTGCTGCTGCAGTAAACACAAGGCCATTTATGGTGTATTTTTCACCAGCAACGTGCTCATCAGCAGAAGTAAGTAAGGCAGCCTGAACATTTGTATTCGCAGTGATAGTTGCGGTACTTGGTGTAACAACTTTTGCTCCTGTACCTGCAGCGTCCTGTGCCTGCATCACCTGAATTTCGCTTGTTTTCCCAGCAGCCATAGCGCCAACATTAACTACAAAGAGTGCTTTTCTGTGCAGATCCATCCGAAAATATTCGCCTGTGCCAGCCCCGTTCAAACTAACCGGAGTCAGTGCAGTATCAATTTTTACTTTATCACAAATTCTTTCCATACTGTAATCCCTTCATTAAAAAGGGAGGGGTTCCCCTCCGGTTATTATTTGAGTACAACAAAAGGCGAAACTGTGCTCTGGCCATCTCTCTGAAGCATTGGAGTAGTCAACATTGGCTGACCGTCAACGTTCCAGAAAGCATAAATTCGAGTTACGCCATTAATTTTTTGGGTATACGGATCAATGAAAATTGCAAGTGGGGCTCCGTCCTTGATTGCATAATAATTGAGATCTACAAGTGCAAGGTCACCTTCGCTTCCAAGTACTGGTGACTGATCGTTGTAAATAAGAGGAATTCCCAATAATGTTCCGGGCGCACCTTCACGCGCATTGGGTTGCCATATATGGTTGTTTCCAGCGTCAACCATTCCCATAAGCTGCGGCAAAATTGTTTGTGAAGCAACCCAAATAAGAGAGCCTCCAAATTTTGCACGTGCATACATCCCAATTACATCGGCATAAGAAATAGCGCCAGCGCTAGCACGTGTGATCGGAATTGTTGCAGAATGACCAATAATTCCAAGGGGCTTTCCAACTCCATCTCCGGTATAAAAAGCATCCTCTTCTGCACCAAGAATAGCCCCACGCAAAAGTCTTTCGCACATCGAACCAACAGCAGCAGCATTTCTGAAAAGCTTGTCAGAAATGTCAATATAGCCAGAAACTTCCTTGGGCTCTATTTTAATTCCTCTGATTGAAGGATCTCCGGCATCCTGACGTGTGTCTTTTTCACCAACCCATCGGACGCTTACGCCTGAATAAACACCCTTGGCGCCATCTTGATCAAGAGCCATAAGGTTAAATGCTGCATCAGGTGGATCGCCAGCAGGAATAACCATTGCGCGAGGTCTGAAGATAGCTTCTGCAGCATCCCACATTCTTATTGTTTTGTCGTACTGTTCAGGAACAAGAATACCAGCAGAGGGACCGTTGTCAAACGTCAAAGCTCGTTTGCTGGATTTTCCATCGTTTTGACCAAGATCTCGATACTCAAGATACTGGCTATTTGGATTGAATCTTGCCTCCTGCAAAAATTCCCCAAAGGAGCGTATTTCGTCCCCAGTTGGCTCTTTGTACCCATCCCCAGCGCTGCCATTTTCAAGAGCCTGAAGCTGCTCTTCACGCTGAATGTCCGCATCTCTGCGGTCAACCTCTGCCTTTAGGTCGTTGTACTTTGTCTGCTCTTCAGAAGTCAGACTCTTTTCTGGCCTCTGCTCTGCTGCATCGATAATAGAGCGCATTTGATCGATTACAGCTTTGCGTTCCCGTTTCATTTTTTGAATATCTCTGGGCATTATGCACCCCTTTCCAATAGGTTAAGCTCCAGCTTTCTTAATTCTAAATTGCTTTTTTTCTCAGGTTCAATTTTACATCTTTCCTCAAATTCTTTTTTCAAATCATCTTCACTTCTTAATCCAACCTTTGTTTGTGGGTAAGCAGGGTTAGTTACAGGCCCAATTTCATAAATTGTAGCCTTAACAATTTCTCTATGATAAACTCCATGCTCATCACGTGTAACGATGTCACCTTCATCATCAACTGAAAATTCAAACGATGCACCTCTTACGTTTTTGCGCTTAAGGTTTACTTCCAAGTCTTTCCCGTAAGTTGTTGGAGGTATTGGAGCCTTAAACCTTAAGCCCTGCTCAGTATCAGTAATTTCCAACATTGGCTTACTTTTAGTAGTAGCAAGAACCTGATTTCTGTCATGATTAAAAAAGCTTTTTATTTCATTACCAGATGACAAAGCATCTTTAAAAGCCCCTTTGCGAATTTTTTCTCTGTATCCGGGCCATATTTCAACCTCTTTGTCGTAAACTACACCAAGGCCCTCAACAAAGCGCTGTTCGCTGTTTTCGCCCTCAGCTCTAAATTCAATCTCTTCTATTTCGAGAGTTCTTGTCTCTCTTTTTTCTACAGGCATTATTCCTCCTGTTCTTTGTTATCTTGACTTGTTGCATTTGGATGCTTTGGTTCAGCCATAAGAGCCTTTTCTACTGGCTGCATATTAACTGGTGCCCAATAGGTGTTACCGTTTGGTATTGGATTCCAGTTTTCTATTTCAGCAATCTGGTCGGGACACATAAAAGAGTTGTTGATTCCTATTTTATAAGACTCAAAACGCTCTTTCATTTTTCCACGAAGCAAGCCTTCAATAAGAAATTCAACAAACAACTTCTCATCAAAAATCAACTTCCTTTTAAGTTCTTGCTCCCATTGAACTAAATAAGGGCGCAAGGTAAAAGTAACAAAGCCCAAATTCATTTCTTCAAGCCCAGTACCCCAAGAAGTTGATTTTTCATGATCTTGAAGTAAATGGAGAGGTACGTTGTATATTCTTGCAATTTCTGCAATGTCAAACTTTTTTGTTTCAAGATACTGTGCATCCTGTGGAGGCAGACCAATTCTTTCGAATTTCACACCCTCCTCAAGTGCCATAATTCTATGCGAGTTACTTAACCCCTCATAACCTTCTTTTATGGCAAGCAACGCCTCTTTTTCGTTGTCTTTGTTCTTAAATTTTAACCCAGTAAGAATACCAGAAGGGTTTGTACCCTGTCCAAAAGTTCTTGCTCCAAATTCTTTTACCGCCATTGCAGCGCCAATAGTTTCCCTGTGTACTCCTATAGGTGTCAACCAATAATCTTGACTCGTTGAAAGCGATTCGAAGCAGACAACTTGATAAGGCCTAAGGTAATAAGTCTGTGTCTCAAGGTTAACCTCATAAACCAGCTCTTTGTTTCTATCTCTTTTAGGTGTAACTCTCCAAGGAGGCAATGGCCAAAGTGCAACAGGATAGCCAAACCTATCAAATTCTATTTCAGATATTCCAGCACCCCACAAATTTTGATGTACACTTGTTAATGATCGATATTGAAACGAGGTCTGCTCTCCATTTGGAGTGTCGTGTAATATTTTGTAAATTAATTGATCGGTTGCACGCTCTTTGCCTCTTGGGTCAAGTTTTCTGTATGTGTGAAGGGGTAAAGAAGCCATAGTCCACGCAATTATTTTAACACAAGCCCATACAGATGTTAGGCTTAAGGCTAATCTTTCATTTACATTTGAGCCTGATTTGGTGGCTTGAGCACCAAGCATATTAACAAGCACTTCGGGTGGGCTTTTAAGACTCACAGGAGTGTTACCAGACCTGTTTTCCCGAATAATATCAGTCAAAAAACCCATTAATCAGCCTTTTTGTTAGTTTTTGGCAAGAAGGCCCACAAAATCATTAGTCCACCAATTACAAACGAAGCTGGTTGATATATTTCATAAATGCCGTAAACAACACTTGAAAAGCCGCAAACTATCATAAAGTCACCGAAGTTCGACTTTAAAGCCTTACCTATCGAGGACATTTTCGGTAATTTTAACTTCATTTGTCGCCTTTTTGGGCATGAAAAAAAGGGTGATACAACCATACAGTGCTGTATCACCCTTAAATTCTTGACCACTTTAATTGTCTGGCCGGACCCTTAAAATGGCTGCCCGATTTTAGTAATCAACAATCAACCTCACAACCGTAATATAATATGTTTTTTATAAAAATGATTTTTTTAATTTTTTATACAAAGAAAACTCGACCACCAGTTTCAGGTTCATTCACTAACGCTCTAACAAGAGCATTTATAACTGCAGCGGCCAGATCTATTCTTTGCGAGTCATCTTTGTGCTTTTTGTTTAACTTAATATTTCCATTGTTATCGGAGACCTCGACGGCGTTTGATAGGCACCAGGTAAGAAGAGGGTTGCCATCATGAACAACTTTCCCTTGCAAAATAAGTTCTCTCAATTTTTTTGTTGGCTCAGAAAGCGTTTGAACACCTTGGCGAATCTCAACTCTTTTATATCCTTCACTCTCGAGCTCTTGGGTAAAGTGTGAAGCGTTATAAGGGTCATAACAAACTTCTAAAATATTTAAATTGTATGTCAACTCAGTATCGCTCATATGTGTTTTTATGTAATTATAATCTGTAACAGCTCCTTCGGTCAGTGTGCACCATCCTTCTTGTGCCCAATGTTTATATGGTACCCTATCGCTATGTTCATGCTGAGTCGCCCTTTCTTCAGGCATAAATCCATGAGCAGAAACAGCCAGCCTACCATCGTCAAGCCAGAAGACCTGTGCATCTGCAGTCAAATCTGTTGTCTTGGATAAGTCGAGACCGTAATAAACATCTTTCCCTTTCATTAATTCTGCAAATTTTTCACGGGAAACAGCCAAAGATTTCCACTTATCCATACAGCCAGACATATATTTGTTTTCTGAGTTAACCTGCCACCTGTTAACCCTTTTTATCATCCATTCTCGTATTTTTGAAGGGTCGCCAGAGCCAAAAGCAAGATCGTGCTCTTCTTTTACAGTATTGTACAGCTCTTGAGAATATTCGTTCTTGTTTCTAAAAATCGGATTTGCTTTAATCCAACACTTTTCATCATGAGGATCATCTTCATCGTCTATCTCTCTAATTACCCCAAAATATGTTTCACTTGGCAGTTCGCCAGAAAGAATTTTTTTAACAGTATCATCTTCAATCTTACAAGGTTTGTTTTCAGCATCTTCTCCGGCAGTGGTGATAATAAATTCCAAGCACTGAGAACGTTTGCCCTTGCCGGAAGATGTAACGCGCTTTACTAAATCAGTAGGGTGTGCATGGTACTCGTCTATTATTATTATGCAAGGAGCACCACCATCTTTGTTTTTTGTGTCTTTGGAAAGCCTTTTAAGTTCTCCACCTCTTGTTTTGTGGCTTATTTTTGTTTTCTGAACCCTCAGGCGCTTTAAAATATCAGGGGAGGCAAGAGCCATATCCTTAGCGTCGTCCCAAACAATTTTTGCCTGCTCTTTATCAACTGCTCCGCAAACAACTTCAGGCTTCATTTCGTATTTTGCAAGCTCTATGTGTCCGGGAGGATAAAACGCATCTCCAGTCATCCCATAATTGGCAACACCTGACATCATGGTTGACTTGGTGTTGCCTCTTGCAACTCTTATGTATGCAGTTTTAAACCTTCTTTTTCCAGAATCAGCTCGAACCCATCCAAATATCGATCCAAGGTCAAACTTTTGCCAATCTTCCAGCTCAATTGGATCTCCAGAAAAAGGACCCCTTACATGCCTACACAGTTTAAAGTAGTCAAATATCCGGTTTGCCCTTGTCTCATCAAATACGTAAGGAAATTCTGGTGTATTTTGCCTTTCAAGGTCTCTTAGGTGTCGCTTGCAGGCTAAAATTTCCCATTTGCAGGCCAGTATTTTGCCATAAACAACATCGGTTGCATATTGGGTGGTGGGGTGCTGGTTCATAATTAATCACCAAACATCACCGCGTTGGGATCTTTTTCGGATTCACTACTTTTTGGTATCACATTTTTTACTTTAGCTAATGGAGTCAAAAACAGCCTATCCTCCATTTTTATTAGTATGTCCATTTTTTTATTTATATTATTTTCAAGATTTAACTCTGTTATGGCATGATAGGTCTTTACTTTGTCCCAACCCTTTTTAAGTATTTCAGATTTTACCTCTTGTAAGTTTATGTATTCGGCATAAGTAAGACAATACCTTTCAAGTATTGTTACATCTGAAGTTGTCACTATGTCTACGCCGTAGTTTTTGTATAAATTAATAATTTCATTCCATTTATTTTTTGCGTGTTTATTTTTTTTAACAATCTGTGGAATAACAAAATTATGATCACCAATCCTCAATTCAGATTGCTGTCTTTTTTCTATCTCTTCTTTAGTTAGCCTATTTGGATTACCTTTATACAGGTGTAATCCAATTGGTAATGCATTCATAATAACCTCGCAATAAATCCTTGCTTTTCTGTTTTTAAACTTGTATACTCAATACATAGGTTCTTGATCTTATTAAACTTACAAACATTTTTCATAGGAGTTAAAAATGTCTTTAATTTACGAACCAGCTGGCAAAGCCAGAGAATACAGCCCTTTGGCGTTAAATGTTTATAATGGATGTGATCACGGTTGCGCATATTGCTATACCTGTCTAATTAAACGATCTGCTGATACCAATAAAGTTGTCCAGATTCGAAAAAGTTTTGTAAATACTCTTGAAAAAGAGCTCTCCAAAACCCAACACAATAAACAGATACTATTGTCATTTATGTGTGATCCATACTGCAAAGCTGATGTAGATTTAAAAACTACCAGAGACGCATTGTTTTTGCTCAATCTCAAAAAAAGAGCTGTTGCAGTTTTAACAAAGGGTGGCGAAAGATGCTTAAGGGATATAGACATTTTCAAATCTTTTGGAAATAGGTTTAAAATAGGTGCCACATTGACACTTTTAGATAGCTCTGAAGTTGAGCCGGAAGCTGCGCCAACAGAAGAAAGGTTAAGCACGCTAAAAAAACTACACCAAAACAATATAAAGACATGGGTTAGTATCGAACCAGTCATTGACCCTGTGCAATCAATTGAATTAATTAGTAGATCCATGCCTTACGTTCACCATTTTAAAGTTGGTAAGATGAATCATTTTGAAAAAAGATTTAGTAGTAATGTTGATTGGACTAAATTTCTTTATGATGCAATTAAGTTGCTCAGAGGCAATAATAAACCATTTTACATAAAACACGATCTGCAACAATTTGACACTAATCATATACTAACACCAATAGAAAAAGACATGGATTTTTTAAACGTTACTATTTAATAACTCTGCTGTCAAATTATATTTTGAAGTCATTCTGTTTATTATAATTTGACAGTTTTTTGGTTCTAATTCCATAGTATAACAAATTCTATTTAGCTGCTGACAAGTTGCCATTGTTGAACCAGAGCCTCCAAACAAATCCAAACAGATCATTCCTTCTTGTGAATAATGTGTTATAAATTTTGAAATAAAATTTATTGGCTTTTGGTGCTTATGTCCAAACTTCTCTTCTTTGTTTCTAAATCTATATTCTAATTTTATAATACTGCCTATACCGTCATGTAAATTCTGATGCTTGATAGCATCTCCGTTTACTTCATGAGACACTAATATGTGATTTAAATAAGGATCGTTACCACGTGGAGAGCTAAATTGAAAATTAGCAACAAAAAATTGTTTAAATAGCAATTTACTTTTTCTTAAATACTCAACAATACCTCTATCGTCGTGCATTACAAAAACGTGAGCGTTTTGAGTAAATAGATAAATATTATTTACATACCCTTCATCTTCTAAATCGTAAGGTGGGTCTGTGAAAACAATAGATGCCTTTTCATTTTTCATTAATTTTTGCACATGATCTGAATTAAAAGAGTTGCCACACATTAAAAAGTGATTCCCAATTTTATAAACATCACCTTCACATATAGATGTTTCTACTTGTAACTCTGGCTCGTAATCATCTTCCTTGGCTTCTTGTTTTTTTATCTCAGGACAATCTAAACCCCACTCTGACAGATCATTTAAATCCCACTCATTTGCAAGTCGTTCCCAGTCCCATTCTCCGCCAGAAACATTATCCTTTATTATGAATTCCTCTTGTTGTCTTTCTGATAAATTACCAACAAAAACAACTGGAACTTCCTTTAACCCAGCCGCCTTACAAGCCTCAAATCTCATATTGCCGCCAAGTATTACCCCATCAGAATTGGCAACTATTGGCCTTATTTCTAACATTTCTGGGAAGCTTTTTATTGAATTTACCAGTTTTTTAAACTGTTTGTCTTTTATGATTCTTGGGTTTTTCGGGTTTTTAAGTAAGTTTTCAACAGGTGTCAAAATTGATTGCATGGTAGTTCCTTAAATATTTTCAAAAACGAAATTTTCTCACAGTCGAGAGATCGGAAGAGCACA